GCACTCGATGGATATGTTCGGAGAAAATCCAACGCCTAATATGACACAGGAAGAAAAGCAAAGATATATCGAACTTAACAGAAGATATGCCATTGAGGAAGATACGAATAGTCAGAACGGAATAAACCATATAGGATATGAAAGATAAAGTGACATTAGCTTTTTGTTCTTTGGATTTATCTAAAGATGCCGAATTTTTAGATAATATTCATAATAAAAGTAATACGAAGTTGGATATTATGCCAAAGGTTGGATATACGTCTATATGCAAAGCTTATAATGAGGTGCTAAAAGAGTCTAAAAACGATACGATTATTTTTTGCCATAACGATATCAATATTCTTACCGATGGATTTGATAAGATAATATATGACTTGTTTGAAAAAAATAAAAAATTTGGAATAATAGGAGTTGTTGGGAGTAATGCTTGGGAAAGAGAAGGTTGGGGTGGAAAGAAAGGACAAGCGTTGGGAACACTGATACAATATAATAAATACCATCCGATGTGTACACTTGTTCCTCAATGGATACTTTTTTCTCCGGTGTTTAGATGTAATGATTTGGTGTCATCGGTAACGGCTGACGGTTTATTCATAGCGGTAAGAAGAGATAGGATTAAAGCTCGCTTTGATGAAAATTTGAAAGGCTTCCATTTCTATGATGTAATGTTTACGATAGATAATATAATTGAAAATGTCCTTACAGGTATAACTTACAAGCTTGATATATGTCATTACTCTGACGGTAAATATTCCAAAGAATGGTATGAAGCGCGCGAATATGCAAATTATAAATACCAAATGCGTGATTTCAAAATAAATATTCCTTCAGGCGGAGGACAGATGGTTAGAACATATACAGGATATGATAATTTGAAAATGATCAGAAAACAATTAAATTATTAATTATGAGTGAGATAAATAAAAGTTTTGCAGAAGAAATGTATAGATATTGCTCTATCCTTGAAGATAAACCTATTCGTTTAACGGCAATTGTTTGTGAAAGGTCCAAGTGGGGTAAAAAGTGGGTCGGTGAAAATAATTTGGCTGGAGAAAGGGCCGATAAGGAATGGAAGGGTAAAAGGGTTTTATTGAGGGATACTATTGTGGCTGATATAGTTCCTCTTTTACAGATGGGTGAAAATATCATTTCTTGCAAATTACTTAAAGGAAAAACCAAAAAATATATTGTTAATTTATGGTATAAGGATTATGATTCTGTCGAAGAGGCAATAAAAGATCAATGTTTTTTTTGGGAAGAGCAAGATAAGTATGTAAATGAAATAAATAAAATGTTGCATATTTTATTAAAATTAGGTTTGAAATAATATTTATATAGTTATATTTGCAAATTATGTCGGAAGTATCATTATATATAACCAACTATACTCTTGACGAAAAAAGAGATTCTTTTGCAAGGCTTATGGCTTCCGGGGAAAGTCCCGAGAAGTCATATTGCATAGCATTTAATTCTATATTAAGTGATGAGGATGCAAAAGAGAAAGCGATGGAACTTTGTAAAAATCCTTATGTAGTTGAAAAAATATCTGCTTATTGTGAAGATCGGAAAGTACTTAATTCGATTAATAGGCAGAATGTATCGGTAACCTTAAAAAGAATAATTGATGTTGACGCTTCCGATTTTTATTATAATGACGAAAATGGCAATTTTGTATTGGTGCCCATAGAGAGGTGGACAAGATCAATGAAAACCGCATTTAAAGGAATAAAATACACTAAAACAGGCATAGAACTTCAACTTTATGATAAGATATCGGCTATCAATTCATTATCAGGAATAATGGGTTGGGGTAAAGAGGTAGAAAACAACAAGATAATAAATGATTTAAGCAACTTTACGGACGAACAACTAAAGATGCTTGCATCCAGTGTTGAGGAAGTAAGAGAGATAGAGGAAGTGAAGGATAACGGTGATGATACAAAACTTATAGAAGATATAAATGGAAATGGACAGGAATAACATAGAACTGGCGATAAAAGCTAAAAAAGAGCTTTGGAGAAGAGAAGCAAAAAGCGGTTCTTTCATGTCTTATTGTCTCTATTGGGATGCTCCATTTTTTTCAAAAAGGAAGGTGCTTAAAAAAATAATAGATGTTTTTCAAAAGGTATATGATGCGTATAATAAAGGTAATCAGATTAGGATAGCAATAAGTACACCTCCGCGTGCAGGAAAGAGTTATTTAACCTCTCTTTTCTGCACTTTTATGTTGGGTCATTTTCCTGAAGGAAGTATTATGAGAAATACATGTACCTCACATCTTCACATGAAACTTACAAAAGATGTAGGTAATATGCTGATGGATTCAAAATGGAAAGAATGTTTTTTAAACGGAGCATCGCTATCAGTGAATAACGCCAATGAATTAAAACTGGATACGGCAATACAGACAAGCTATTTCGGAGCAGGTGTAGGAGGTACGATTATCGGATTCGGTGCCTCACTTCTTGCCATAACAGATGACGTTTTTAACAAGATGGAGGATGCTCTTTCCGGTTTAAAGAATGAGCGTGTAGTATCTTGGGACGAATCGGCTATGGGTTCACGTGTTGAAGGCAATTGCTGTCGTATTGATATTGGTACTAGATGGACTAAAGACGATGTTATAGGGCGTAATATAGACGATTATGATTATATAGTTAAGATACCCGCATTGGACACTGAAGGAAAATCATTTTGCGAAGAAGTACAAACTACAAAACAATATCTAAAAATAAAAAAGAAAATATCTCCGATGACTTGGAATGCGGAATACATGCAGTCACCGATAGATATTGAGGGACAGCTATTCAGGTCTTCCGAACTTTTATATTATGATTTTATTCCTGATGTATTTGAAGCAAACATTGCCGTATGTGATACCGCAGACACCGGCACTGATTATCTTTCTTCGCCAATGGTGAAAAAAGTAGGAAACCTATATTATTTGTATGATGTGATATTTACACAAATGAATATGGATTTGACGGAGCCGTTGTTAAAAGGCGCATTCATTGAGAACAAAATACAAATAGCAAGGTTTGAAAGCAATAACGGAGGAAAGCTGTTTGCTAAAAATATTGAGAAAGAAGTGCCTGGAACGGCATTCTATTGGAAACAAAATACAGAAAACAAAGAGACTAGAATACTTACCGATGCTTTTTGGATAAAGAAACATATCGTTTTTAGAAAACCGTATGATCAGTATAAATGCCCGCAAGGATATAAAGACGGTAGCGATTATGACTTATTTATGCAACAAGTTACCGCATACGTAAAAGGTAAGACTGATCAACACGATGATGCGCCTGATTCATTATCTATGTTGAGAAGGCTTATTTCAGAAATAGGATATGAAGAGATTGATAATGATAATAATAAAGACGCATGGCCGTCTTATGAAATAAAAACTGAACAAATAACTTTATAATCATGACAGCAGAAGAAATTTTAAAATTAGAAAACATAGGGCTTGAATTAACTTTATTAAAAAAGAATCTCAGCCCTTTGACAAGAAGTGATATCAGAAAGAGTATCAGATTCTATGAGAATGATCATCCTATCAGACATGATATGAATTTGAAAGATACATGGGAGAAAGAAAAAAAGATCGACCCTGAAACAAATGTAGAAAGTTGGGAATATATAAAAAAAGTACATACAAAGCTTGCGCTTCCTTACGCACAACAGATCATAACCACATGCGCTGCTTGGCTGATGGGTAAAGGTCTTAATTTGGTTTATACTTCGGATAATGAAAATGATATAAAATCATACGAAACATTTACCGAAGCATGGAATAAATCAAATATCATCACTTTGCTTAGAGAAGTTGCAAAGGTAACTGGTATAGAAACCAGAGCCGCTATTTTATTTTTTTATGATGAAGAATCAGAGAAGATAAAAGGGAAGGTCTTGTGTCAAAGCAAAGGATATGAAATATATCGGCATAAAGATGAAAATGAAAAAATGGATGCGGTGGTTGTCGAATATAAGCGAGATAAGATTGAAAAAGGAGTATTGAGACAAAAAGTAAGTACTACCGAAATATATTTAAAAGATAGATGGTATAGGTATGAGGGTGTCCAGTTAGTTGAAGGTTTTCCGAAAAAATCTCCAGAGGGAACACAGAAGTTACTTATGGCTTTTTTTGAACAGGATTTTCCTGAATATTGGTTTGTGATGGACATTATAGATAAACAAGACAGGTCAAGATCACAACATTCGGATGTAAACACGAGAATAGGAAATCCTGCAATGGTAGTTAATGGAAAACTTACAAAAAAACCATTAATAAATGATGCAGTAAAAATATATGAAATTCATTCTTCTGGAAGTTCTCTTGATGATAATAAATCTTCAGGTGCTGATATGAAATATTTGGAGGTTACCGGTGCACCTGAAAGCGTTAAATTGGAACTCGAAAACAATGAAAGAGACATATATAGATTTACCTATCCAGATATGTATGCGCTGATAGAAAAAGCCATATCAGGAAATTTAAGCAGCAAGTCTATCGCACTTATGTTTACTCATGTATTTGCAAAAATAGCAGAGAAACAAACCTCTTGGGATGAAATGATTAAAAGGTGTATATCCATTATGAAAGATATATGCGCAGCTACTAGCGGAGATGATAACATACGTAATCTTAATATAAGTTTTAAATATAACTCATTACTACCAAGTTCTACGGATGATCTCGTTAATATGTTATCCATCGCTGTAGGTTCAAAATTGACAACTTATGGTAACGCTGCTTCCCAACTTGATTTTAATGATCCTCAAACAGTAAAGATAATTAAAGACCTTTATGATAATGCAGCAGAGCAAGGATTGCTGACAGATGTTCAGCAAAAAAAACCAATAGATGAAAATACACCAAATCCTGAAGGAGTTAATGGTAAATAATTTTAGTTAAAAATTAACAATCGTTTGATTATATTATATTATATATTTATATTTGTAAACTAAAAAATTTAAAATCATGGCAATAGAATCAGAAACAATCGTCAGCAAACTAAATGAAGAGGGTGTTGACGTAAAATTTGCAGAAGGGGCTTCTTTTGAAACGGAGGAGGAACTTGGAAAGTGGGTTGGAAATATTAAAACACTTTCTGTTAAACCAAAGTCAATAGAAGAATATACTGCGGATGAATTAGAAGCATTGCTTAAAGATCCACAACCAAAAGCGAAAGGGCTTCAAGCTCTTGCGGATAAAATTAGAACCGCTAAAAAAAAGGAAGAAGAAGAAAATTCAAAAAAAACAAAAGATGTAGAATTACCTGAAGAGCTTAAATCAAAACTTTCAGAATTAGATACATTAAAATCTGAATGGGAAGCCGCTAAAAAAGAACGGGAGGAAGCTAAAAAGACACATACTTTTGAAGAGACATTTTCAAGACACGCAAAAGAGCTAGATGATATGGACAAAAAATACGTAAAGGCAACTCTTAAACTTGACGCTTCAGAGGATGAAATCAAGAAAGCAGTTTCTGACTATAAGTCTATGATGGCAAAACGTGGTTTTAAAGGATTTGGTACGGGATCTTCAGAAAGCGATGAAAAAAATGGAGGATTACCTTCTGGATATAAAGAATATATTCATAAATATTCAGAAAACAAAAACAAAAAAAATAACAATTAAAATTTAAAAAAAAATGGCATATGTAAGAAAAGGAACACAGCCTATAACAAGACCCCAAATATGGGATCCTCTTAATGAGCATCCTGTAGGTATGGGAGGTGGTATGTTAGATATGACTGAACTTCCATCAGTTAATGGAATGTTTTCTTATTATGGCGTAGTAGCATACGCTTTAATATTAAAAGGTTGTCCTATGTATCTTGATGCGGATAATAAAGCTCATGTAGTTAAATCTGCAATGATAGTAACTGGAGGAACTACCACAAAGCCTAAAGTATCTAAAGATCATTTATACAAAGTAGGTGATTTTGTATATTGCAGTGGTGAAGCGGTAGCTATATCTTCGATAGATGACAGTAATGTAAATTATGACGAACTTACTTTGTCGGAAGCTTGTGCAGGAGCAGTATCAGGACAGATACTAGAACAATCAGTTTCTGCGGGTGCTAACCCGGTAAAAAAGTATGTTCCTAATGTATTGTTAGGGAATGACTATAAAATGATTGCCGGAGAAACGCTAAATTTGATATTTAGAATTGATGAATGGATTAATAGGGCAAGATTTGCTTATCCGATGAGTGATACAACCATCAGTTCTTTGGCTCCTAATATAATAATTAAATAATAATAACTATGTACAATTCAGAATTTACATATATACCTTTTGATACGGTAATCCAGTCACCAGAAATGTGGCAGGATATGGTGCGGGAGCTTGCCCCTTCATTTAAGGCCCCAAGATTTCCACTTTATACGCAAGAACAATATAGCGAGAATAGACATTGGCAAGCAGTAATGGCGGTTAATGGACGTGTACCTATGGCTTCTATGATAAATCCTTATGATGGAAAACCTAGTATCGGTTCTGCTAAACCTATAGATTTGGATGGTGAAATGCCTACATTTGGTAATAAAGTTCCATTTACATCAAAAGAATTTAATCGAATAGATGAGATCGAAAGAGCTATTGAAAGAAAAATTAACGGACCACAAGCGATGCTTGATTATATTCGTTCTTATATGGAACGTTTATATGTTGGTCCATTGATCGCTATTGATAAAATATTTTTTGAAGCTTGGTCCGATGGAGTATCTACTATATTGGCAGAAGATAATCTTGCTAAATTGTCAATGTCTCTTGATTGGGGACTTCCCAAATACGATACTTCTGTTGTATGGAGTGACACGGCAAACGCTCACGGATTAGACGATTTGTATAATCTCTACTGGGCATTAAGAAATACAAAAGGTTCTATAGTAGACTCTTTCACTATGAACAGAAAAACTCTTAACCAACTTCTTAGGCAAGCAAGTACACAGAAGATGACTACTTATTTTAATGCTAGTAACAAGATGGTTAAATGGGAGTCAATGCCTTCTTTGGAAACTGTAAATCTTATCTTAGAAAGTAATTTCGGTTTACCGAAAATACAAGTCGAAGATTATATGATTGATATATATGACACAGATGGAATTAGTGTTAAGAAAACTATAAATGCCTTTAAAGACGGACGTGTATCTGCACATCTAGGTAACAATATAGGTACATACCTGTGGGCTCCAGCAGATGAACAAAGACGCCCTGATAATGATGGAACTATATATCAGACTATCAATAACGTACTTGTATCTACTCGCCAAAGCAGAGGTAAAGTTACCTATGAATCAGAATTAAGTGCAATAGCAATTCCTACACTTAATGACCAAATGGGAATTTTGGTTACTGACGCTACAAGCGGAGATACTACATTGCCAACATATTAGTATTATGTCTTCTTATACTAACATACAAGCGTTTAAGTCCTACATGGATGACGAGGATAAGGCTAATCTTATTCTCGCCATGTATGACATTGACCCGCAAGCTGCTGATAAATTGCAAGCAAGCATGGCGCTTGGAATGATAGAAAAAGCTGATGATATAGACTATAAGCAGTTATCTACTTCCGAAACT